GACCGATATGTTTTGAACATAATTAGTCGAAATTAATGAAGGGTTTGTAGTAAAAACTCTTGATACTGTTGAGTCTAATGCTCCATAAAACCCAAAATTTGGTGTTGTATAGGCAGAATAATTAAGACCCGGACTTGTTTGTCCAACAATTCCTGGAGTATAAAAATAAGATGAATAACATATATTATTTTGGTTATTGTGTTTTTGTACCGAAACACCATTAGAAGTTGGAAGGGCTTGTATAGGAATATTCATTCTTGTCATTGCGGTAAAACTTACTGCATCCTCAGTATTATAACCTAATATACGTCCAATACCGTATCTATTTACCATTAATGGAGAATATGGGTCAACTCCTCGTTGTAATATAAGAACTTTTTGAGTTTCATATTCCGCAAAATTTGAGGTTGGTAATGTATAAATTGCACTGGATAACTGATATACACTTACAGAATTATAATTAGGATATGCGACAGGTAGAAGACCAGATTGAGCATTTCCTCCACTATCCGCTTCACCGGTAAAAACAGTAAAGGTGGCCAATCTATTATCAGCATTTAATGTTTTCCAAAAACTTGGTCCGGTTGTTCCAATAGAACCCGGAAATGAATACTGTGGCTGTCCATTAACAATTGTCTTAGTAATAGTAATAGCAGTCAATACCTGATAATATTCAATATCCGATGGATAAATATAATTTTGACAACCCACACCATAAGTTACCGCAGAATACTCAGCAGTTCCACCAGTATTTGTTAAATCAATACAATCAACATTTGTAATACCGGTAATTAACGGAAATTCAGGAGTAATTAACCCCTCAGGATTAGTGGTTCCTGTTGTTTGACCTGTAAATAATAAAGTTACTTTAGACCCCGGACAAGTTCGATAAGTCACGGTTCCCGGTTCGGTTATTGAAATAACCATACTCTGTACACATTCAGAAGGATATGCCGGAATATCATAAGTAACAACAGTATCGGAAGTTTGAGTAAGAGCATAACGAACATCAGCCGTAAACGCACTTGTCTTAATAATACCATTAATACCATTAACTTTATAACCACCCGATGCTGTAATCCCTGAATATAAATAATTCTTATCTTTAGTTTTTTTTGGGTCAACAAATGATAATAACGTACCCGGTTCTAATTCTAAAACACCTAATACTGTCAATGTATTATCAAGATGACTTTTTGTACCATTTGTTGGTGCCGAAAAAGTAACTTTAATCTTATTTACATTATCAAAGTATTTTTTTCTAGTATTGTAAATATTAACTCTTTCACCCGGTGGAATTGTAAATCCATCTGTACGTAAATTAGATTGATTGGGATATGTAAAAGAACCTGAATTATTAATTTTAAAAACTGTAGGATTTTTTGGTTTTGACAAACTACCTGATATAGCCTGACCCTGCATAGTAGATTCCATCTGAAAATATGTTTCATAATCTTCGTCATCAGCACTAACTCCGGGCCAACTACGGGGTGTTGACATATCATAAGTTTGTAAATTCTCGGAATACTGAGCTCCGTTGGAAAGTTGACTTAACAATCCTGATGAAGGTGCTTGTTCCGTTTCATCATCAGGATTTGGAGATGTTGACTCAGCATCACATTCACAAGATTGACAATCGGGATAAGTTATCATTGGTAATTTAATTCTACCAAATTTATAAGCAACAATTTCTTTAAACTTAAGAGCAATTATTACAATAGCTGACGCATATAAAGCCGCCAACAATGAATGTCCAATTATTAATCCCGCCGTCGCCCCAAACGAGGCACTACCGGCAATTGCCCCTGCAACCAAAGATATTTCAGCCGCCACCTGCTTAACCAACTGAAATACTAAAAAAGCTAATATTGGAACTGCAAAATTATTCCATAGGAACGCTAAAAAGTGATAGATAATTAATAAAGGTAAACCAATTAATTGTATTACTTGTAGTATTATTGAAAATATAAAAAAGAATAAATCAAAATTTCTAAACCCCTCATTAACAGGAAATTTATTAATTGTGGACGCACATTCATTACTATCAATTTCTTTAATACCAATAAACCTACCTTTAGCACCATTCTTAAATTGGTCAATAAAACCTGAGACAGTATAAACTTTATTAAATTGAAATTGATAAAAAGTATCATCACAATTTATTTTTTGATTTAATATATTGTCATGTAATGTTCTTTGAGTTGCAGTTTGTGTACGAAAACCCTCAGTATATCCCGACCAATCAAGTCCAAAATAATATGAACTTTTTTGTCGTAAAGCACTATCAGTTCCTGTACCTGCAATTGTTGGGTCACTATTATTAGAAGCCCACCCATATTCTTTAACATTTGGTACTAAGAAATAGGCACGTCTTGTTTGTTCCGATAGACTAGGCGATTGAGACCATTTAACTTTAAATCTATATTTTCCTTTAGTTGGAATACCTACTGCAGGGTCATTTGAAATCACTTTTTCACCAAATTCATTGGTAATAAAATAATCTAGATTCATTGGTAATTCGGTTAACCAAACCCCATTACCGTCAATAATATTACCTGACTTTTCTAATTGATGTAGTTCAAGTATTGGATTACCGTTAGCATCATAATTAATTGTTTGTCGTATTGCTAAAATAGAACCAGGACCCGCGGCTAATTCACATAAATTACCCATATCGTCTTTTGGTTTTGCATTTCTTCTAAGTCTTTGAGAATCAGCGGTTGAGTAAATTGACCCCATGAATACTGAGGTTGGTTGTATGTCAATATTTGCATCATCTCTAAGGTCAAAGTCAACACGATTAACAGCAATTTGACATATTTCAGGGTCACCCCACAATGGCGCAACTGACAAAGTTCTTGTTAAACTAATAATTTGAGGTAATGATGATAAATCATTCGAAGTTTTAAATCGGTTACCACCTACTTGACCTTCAGTAGCCAACCCCATTCTAATTAAATCTTGAGGTGTTAAAGAAAACTCCCCAATATCTGATAAGTCAACATCCATGACTAAAGTTTGAGAACCTAATGGAACTCCCATTATCATATAGTCACCACTTTCGTTTGTCTTGGTTGTGTATTTGTAGTATTTGTCGTAAATCTCAACCGCAATACCATCGGTTAATGCATCATCTCTCGTAGGTAAAGTACCTGTTGCCGCGTGAGCAGAATACGACTTTTCATAAGGTAAAAGATTATATCTAAACCCATCCTCATTTTTATCAGTCGGTGATTTGTAAGGGTAGATACTTGATATCAGTGGATTAGATTCATCAACTGATGATATTGGAATAAACACTGATACTCGGGCATTTGGAATACCAAAACCATTATTTGCAGTAACCCTTCCAACAACAACACCGTATTCAGAACAACTTCTACTATAAACGTCAGTTTGTTGTATTTTTAACGATAAGATTTCTAAGAACTCAAAATCTTGGTCTAACTGAACATTAATTGTTTTGTTAATACCTAATTCGGTTCTAATTCTATATGACTGACCCATTCAATTCTTTAATTTATAAATAGTTTATGTGTGATTTTTCAAGTTAACACACACCATATTTAATTATAAACTAGTTAAGCCATAAATAAACCTGTTAAGAGAAGGTAACTGATTGGAAATTTTTAACCGATACTCTAATATCTTTGTTAGGGTATCTAACTTGGTATACTTGAGATGGTTGAGCAAAGATTGTATCATCAACGGTAGCAATTTCTTTAGTTTCCGCATTTGAATACTCCATAGATGTTTCGGCAGATGAATATTGACCTCCAACATTATTATAAACGTTTAACCCTGCAACAGTTAATACACCATTTTGATTTTGAACAATACTTTTCAATTCTGATAAATAAACATTTTGACCTAACTCTCGTGTTTGAGGATTAAAGTAAGTTGAAATCCTATCAACAACATCCGAAATAACTTGTCCTGAATTTTGGGCAGAATCTAAAACAATTTGAACATCAATACTTAAGTCAATAACCTCAGCGGTTAGAATTGAAATGTAATCATTCATCATTCTATAATTTGATAGATAATTTGCAACATTCTGTCTCAAAGTATCTGATACAATACTTGTTAATTTTCCTGAAGTGTCATAAGATAATAATTGAATTAATATCTTATTATTATTTTCCGTAATTGAAACTTTAGCAGGAGCTCCAAACTCTGCAGGCATATTTCTAATAATCGATTCGTAATCTTGAACAGTAACTGCTCTTTTTTGTGCTGAGAAGTTAAATGATACATAGTTTCTAATTTCTTCTAATGATGGGACACCAGAACCTCCAATAGCTGCAGTCACATTATTACATCTTAATGAATTAACCACAGATGAGTTTGTTAGTTCAGATGGTCCATTAACAAAGAAATTAACGGTAGCAATTTGATTAATAACATTTGTCCCTAAATTTGTTGCCAAACCACCACCAACTCTATATTGAATAAATAAAGTTGAATTAGGTGTTAAAGCTGACCCTAATGAGAAGTTATTTGAATATCTTTGTAAATCAATTGTTGCACCAACTGTTGTGAATTGGTCTAAAGCATCTTGAGCAGTATTAGTACCACCACCAAATGTCATTTTCTTAAATCCTTCGGGAGTATATTCTGTTATAAATCTATTAGATGTTTGAATATACTTTCCAACTTTAATACCCGGTTGGTCTGAAACTTTTGTTGGGTCTTCAATGAATACTCTGTCTTCCGCTAATGCATCAACCTCATAAAATTTGTTTGATACCCCTAAAAATTCAGCAGTTGACGGTACATTCGTATACTCTGTACCACTTTTCAATAATACACTTGTAATACCTAATACATTTTTTTCAGGTAAGAATAATTCAAAGAATGGTTTAACATCATTTGGAGTAATAACTCTTTTAAATACTTTAGTGATACCATTAACAACCAATTCTCTTTTTGTAATTGTATAATTAATAAGAACGTTATTAGCATTAAAATTTGGTATTTTTAAACGGTTTGGGAAACCTTGTGCATTATATGGAGATGTAAAATCAATATCATATATGTTTTCGAATACAATACCGGCACCAACAATTTGAGACCCTCTAGTTAATGTACCTAAGTATCTCTCATCCTCTTTATCCCCGAAAGCCGGAACTGTGATGGAAAAATCAACTAACGCAACTGATGGTCTTTGCCCCGGTAGTTTTAAACCATAAGTTCTAGCAATATTGTAGATAGATGACCTTTGTTGAGCATACTGTAAAACAGTTTCTTGGATACTTCTATCTATATGGTAATGTAAGTTATCCGCAACCGCAGCATTCAAGTCTATGAATACAGAGAACACAGAAGCATCGTTGAAGTCCTGTATTAATTCAGGGTAGTAAGTTCTTACATAGTTTAATAACTCAGTTCTTATCCCCTGATAATCTCTTGTAGTATATGATATATTACGATTTGCCATACAATATTAAATATTAATGATAATGAAATCACTCGGACCAAAAGTCGATTTATTGGTTGAGTAATCTATTTTTATTTTTGCGGTATATTCTGAAGTTCCCTTACCGGGAAATCTATAAACTGACGATTCACTACTCCCTAAAGTTGCAGTACCTGTTGCTATGTCGACTTCTTCTTGAGGGTCAGCGGGACTTATGGTGATTTGATTTAATAACAAATTTGGCATAAAAGCACCTACCGCATCTCGAATATCAGATTCAATTGCGTCAAACGTTAACCCATCAAATGGTTCAAACAAAAACTCATAAAGTCTTGTACCAAATGTCGGTAAATAATATCTTGAACCTTTTCGAGTTAAGAGTAAGTGAATTAAATCCGCTTTAAT